AGAGTTCTTTGTAGGACTGAAAATTAGCGGTATATTTCTTAAAGGCGCCTAACATCAAGGCAGCCTCCGCCCCGGACTTCCTGTATTTCAACTCAAAGAAGAGTGAAAGCTGATCGATGCAAGACTGAGTCATTCGGTCCAAAAACTTCAATCGATCAACAAAGCTCATGAAGTGAGCAAACAGGAATTCGTCATTGTCGGAATAGGGGATTTTCTTAGTTCCTAACCGCTGAACCTCGCGCAATGGATCTGGAACGGAAAAGGTATTACCGAACTCATCAGAGAGTAGAAACTTCGAACAAATGTATGGTACTGCTGGCTCCATCACCTTAGCTTCCATGTTGAAAAGAGTTGTGAACTTACTCGGATCGCCAACAGGGGGAAGCACTGAAAATCCTAGAGAATCATCGCCTGAGAATAAAAGCTTTTCGAATTGGTCGGTGTCGTAACACCATGCAAATTCAGCCATGGTGACGATGGTGTTACCGAAGTAGGTAAATGCATCACCAGTTCGTCTCTGGAAACTGATAGGCATACCAACACCAGCTCTACGGTCTCTAATGTAAGAGAATCTGTGGAAATCACACCACCACTTAGTTATCGGAGCTGGGCACCCTAGACCATTCAAAATGTGTTCCTGAATCATCAAATGGAATTCACCTTGAGACTTGTCGAATTTGGACAAATCGATCTCGAGACAATGTTTGTTCTTAACATCAAATCCTGACATCTCAAGGGATGAAATCTTTCCAACAGGAAGAATAATACGTTCTCGAAGGCATCTCTGGAAACGCTCAAATAGAGCTGTGAATAACGGTGAGAACTGGGAGGTTATACCTTTCTTGTGATACGTTATAGTAGCTGGAACCGGTCTGTCAATGTTCAATGTGTCGCTAACGACAGGCTTCACATCAGATTTTATCATGTGATCATAAAACTGCAAATTCTCAGCATGCAGATCTGGAAGATCGTCATACGAGAGGCCTGAAGACTTCCATTTTTCCATGTAATCGTGGAAGTTGCTAACGACGTTAACAAAGTTGCTGGTGGCTAAAGAGTTGCCATTAATGTACGAGATGAAAAATCTCTCAGCCACAGCCTTACTCAACCTGGACAGATTAACGGAATCACCTAGCTCTGGAACGTCAGCATTACGTTTCTTGATTGCTGTAAGGACCTCCTTCGTCGTACCTACTCTCTTGTGACCACTCCCGGTATTTAAAACCGGTATCATATGCCCTGAATCTGGAATTTTTGCAATGAGATCAGATTGCCGAAGTCTAACATGATCCAGATCAATAGAATAATCAGCGCTTTCGACGAACACTTGATGAAAAGAGTCATCGTAGTTGCTATGCGTGGGCAGAGTGGAATCACAAATGGATTGAACTAAATTGATATCAACACGATCAGTAGCACGATTTAAACTCGGAGGAGTCGCGACGGTGGGTGTTGGACATTTCTCGTATTGGCACTTCACAGGCACCAAAAATGGGCCTAAATTAGACAACAAAGTTGCATTGTCAACAACACCATCTAAACCTTCAATAACATAATCATCAGCGAAAGTCCTCTCAG